TCTGCCTTAGAAAGATTGAAATAGAAATCCTCAGTCCTTTTATTTCCGTCATAGTCCTCGTAAGTAATGGTTTTTTTCAACATAATAAATTTTCTCCTTTCGATAAATAGAAATAGGGGGGCCGCCAGCTATTGAGGACTCCCCCCATTCTAATAAGGTTGTTTAACCTGCGACAGTTGTGAAATTCTTAACTACCGGTGCAAGAGACTGGCCGTAGATGTCGACTACACCGCCGACTGTGACCAGATAAACGGTGCTGCCGGTGAAGTCATCCGTCGGGTTGAAGGTAAGAACTTTTCCGGCGGCATCCCATATCTTAGCGCCTGGGACGATTGTGCCGTCAGCTTCCGTGACAATAATGGCTTCGCGCAGAATCTTGTTATTAAACGTAAGCACTATGTTGGAGTCAAGAGCAACGTCTTCTTCATCGTCATCTGGAGAAAATGAAGACAACGCCAACGCATCTGGAGCAGACGCCTCTAACAGAACAGCAATTTCGTCAGGCAAAGGAAGCCTGGCCTCAGTTTCAGTGTCTCCATACAGAATGGCTTCTAGAGCAGCCAACTTAGTTTCATCGACCTTAGTAGAGTCGATCGTAATAGAAGCAGTTGGTTTAAATCCTGTTACAGAAACAGGAGTTGTAGTAATTTCCCAAGAGAAAGTGATAGCTTCTGGGCTATCGTTAATAGTGGAATAACCCTTTTCCGAAGGGGCAGCCAAAGCACCATAAATAAGATGTAGTTTGTATCCGTAGTCGGTACCATCAACATCATTACCAAGTGCGGTCTTATAAGAGAGACCAAAGACCTTGCGGTTCTGCTGTCCGATCATGACGCCAGGAGCGATTTCGGCAGAACCATCACACTGAGCAAATTCATCAGGATAGGTATAAGCTTCGATAGTGGCACCGAACTCCTCGGCGGAAAGGAGATTAAGATACTTGATATTATCAGCGTATATAGGCGTTGGCTCAGCGCCGGAAGGACTTTCAGTAACGGATATAAGACCATTCCAGGCAACACCATCAGAATATGTGCCGTCTTCCCCCCGAATATAGAGAACGCCCTGATTTACACCAGTTTCGTAAAAACGTTCACCGGTCTGATCCCAAACAAGTTTAGACATATTTGTATCCTCCTTTTTTAAAATTGTAGAATGAAAACGTCATGGTTGAGGTTATCCGATTCGAAATGTCGATTAAAACGACAGGAGGGTAAAGACGCAACTTTACCAACAATAGGACTATCAGGATCCTCATCGATGACGGTTACAGAATATTTTCTTTGAGATAAATAAACCCCGTCGTTTGCAAATGTATTCTCGATATCTTCGAGACCGTAAACAATGGCAGGATATTTCATTTTAACTGACTCAGGGGGTTGAAAATACACATTTCGACTTCCGAGTAATTCCTCTAGCAAAGTCTGTAATTTAAGCCTACTAGGCATTGTATACACCCCCTATAGTCAATATTAGTCTCGGGTACTGAACTTCAACATTTGTAATCTTCCATTTAGCACCCATAAACTCAACGTAGCGCATCGAATGAAAATTCTGATTGGCAAACGGATCGGCTACAATGCTGATCTCATTTGCAACATTGATGTTGTCGTTGAGTTGGTCGGTGGTCTGAAGTCTACGAGTATTTCGGACAAGTTCACCGTAATACATTTTCTCGGTAATCTCCTCCTTCCACACTCCTGGTTTTGTTTCCACCGTTTCAGCGTAGCCGATTACTCCGTAAAATTTAGCCATTTTGAATTCTCTCCTTTGTTTTTTAACCTCCGGCTGTATACTCTTTAGACTTCAACGTTGTTAGAACCGCTGTGGACGCAGTCGTGGTGTCCGCCTTCACATATGTTATAGTTCCAACCTTAGAAGATATTACATAACTGGTCGGCAAATACTCGGTTGTACCGTCAAGAATTACTACCCCCTTAAGGAACAGGTTACTTAGATCATCTGCTGAGATTTTAACAGTTTTGTCGGGGTCTGCGTATGCATATGGGTCATCCGCCTTAACATAAATGTATGTCTTTCTAACATGCAAATCTTCATATCTTTCATAAACTTTAGACATGTTCGTGTCCTCCTTATCAAATAAATGTTAGTTGGTTAAATAGTTTTTTTAACCTTGAACCGGTGCTGCCTCGACTGTGAGTTCCAATGCGATAGCAGAGTAAGGCTTAATCAAAGCACCAGAGCAGCGAGTCTCAATAAGGTACTTTTGAGCATTGTAGTCGATATCGAAATCATCGAACATGTTAACAGCTCCACCTTTATCGGCACCGATATTGTAATCGGTCAAATTGACGATGATACCCATAAGACCATATGTAGTACCATTGTCGACTCTGCTGAGATTTTCCATTACTGGAACAGTTACGATTTCCTTAACGCGAAGAGTAGTAGCAAGTTTCGAAACAGAATCGTAGATAACTCGACCAGTGGTGTCTTCCATAAGCAGAC